ACACCAAAAGCATGAAGAAATGGTTAATACTCTTAGCTCTGTTGTCACCCACAGTAGCGAGAGCGAATACTGTTACGCCTCAGTTTACTCAGGGGTCGATGAACAGTACGACAACAACTACACAAACTGTAACAGAAACAATTCAGACTCAGGTGTTTGGCGGAAAGCTAGACAGCTGGACTGGAAGCAATGTTACAGCAACCTCCGCAACTTCTGGAGGAATAACAGCAACAGATACGGTATTCGATGTTCAAACAGCTGGAAACGCATTTCAGCTAGAAACCGTGACCAGAGCTGCAGGAGTAATAGAGCAGATAGACGTGACAAGAAACATCACAACAAACGCTACTACTACTTCCTTATCAGTCTTCTCTCAATAGGAAGTCCGGTTTACGCCGAAACAAACAATACATCTAATCCCGTGGCAGCTGCTACTGGAAATGTCACCAATCAGGCTGTACAATTCCAAAACAATGGAGCTCAGAGTAGACAATACTTTGGTCCTAATATAAGCTGCAATGGGAGTACGATGACCTTTTCACCATTCTATATGGGTAATCATACAGAACCTAGAACATGGAATGATGATATAGGAGGTCTTAGGCAAGAAAGTTACACTAAAGGAGAGAACTGGGGATTCCAAGTTAACTTCATGGTTCCGTTAGATCGAGAATCTTTAAAACAATGTAGATCTATTGCTAAAAGACAAGAAGAAAAAATGAGACTCGACTATGAATTAGTTAGAGCATTAAAGTGTGCAGAGCTACAACAGAAAGGTTTTACTTTTCATCCTAAGTCAGATATGAAAGTATTATGTCAGGATATAGTACCTATCTCAGCACTACTACCACCTAAACCAAAAAAGAAATTTTTATTATTTTAAAATGAGTTCACTAACACTACAATGGGAAAGAGAGGCTAAAGCGAAAGCAGAAGCTGCAAAGAAAAAAGCACCTAAGAAAGCTAAGAAAGAGGAGACTAAATAATGTTAGGATTACTTAAACCACTTGTTTTAACAGGACTAAAAAGCCCTAAGTTTAAGCAATTCGTAGTTGATTTACTAGAAAAGCTAGTAGAGCAAACTGATAACCAGCTAGACGATAAAGCACTAGCTATTGTAAAAAAAGGATTGGAGATTGACTAATGGCAAAGTCAGGTGCATCTAAAGGTGCTAAAAAAATTAAACCGTTTGATGACATGAATACAAGATTAGCTATGGGTGTTATTAAAGTACCGTCTGTATCACCAGTAGAACAAATCAAATCAGGCAAAGCTTTAGAAGAAAAAATAAGGCTTGAAAGATATGAGAAAAAACTTAAAAGATTAGAAGGAAGACAAAAAGGATTAGCATAATGGACGAACTAAAGAAACTACCTAGAAAAGCAACAGAAGAAACCTTTAATGAGCTACACTATCTTGTTACAGAGGACTTTCTACGTAGAATAAGAAGCGGAGAAGCGACTACACAAGATTTAAAAGCAGCTTGCGATTGGCTAAAAACCAACGACATCACAGGTGTAGCTTTTGATGGTAGTCCTTTAGATAAGCTCAACAAACTTTTACCTACTGTTGACCCTTCACTCGTTAAGAGGAAAGTATATGGCAAAAACGTCTGAATACTACAAGAAAAACCCTAAAGCTGCGGCCAAGCGTCGTAAGCAGCAGGCTAAATACAATAAAACAACTAAAGGTCTAGCAATTAGAGTCAATGCAAACAAACTTAATAGGAAACTTGGCACTTACGGTAACAAAGACGGTAAGGATTCTTGCCATGCAAAAGGCAGTACTACTAAAGGAAAGACGTGCCCAGCAAAAGTTAACCGAAAAAGCAGAACTAAAAAAGCATGACCCCATTACTACCTAACCCTGATTACTATTTACACAATTTAATAACGATGACAAGTTCAGATTCAAAACGGCTCTGGAGAAGAGCTATCAAAGAGCACTTTAATTGTCAATGCGTTTATTGCGGAGAATTTCATGAATTACAAAACCTTACAATCGACCATGTACGCCCGAAATGCAAAGGGGGCAGAGATATTGTGTCGAATGTTGTACCCTCATGTCGACGATGTAATCAGGAAAAGGGTAGTAAAAACTGGCTTGACTGGATGAGGTCGACATTCGGCATTACGGACAGAGAACACACAATTTTATCACACATACGATGAGTACTACAACAACTAAGCACCCGCGATCATCAGGAAGAATATCAGGAAGAAAAAGAACAGATAGGACCAAGCAGGTACTAGCTAAAAACAAAAAAGATTTAGAACGGTTAAAAAAGAAGCTTGACCTAAGACTTAAAGAACGTGATAATATGAGTAAACGGTATGAATTACTTATTAGCCAACAAACAGCAGGACCTAGAAGATCAAGAGGTGCGGCAAGAGCTAGTGTTAATAGAGATTATCAGTATTTAACAAACAGAATAAATAGTCTTAGAGCAGAAATTTTATCACTCGAAGGTGGTGTTATAACTAAAGAAGTTTTACCTTGGATTTTAGGCGAACAGCCAAAAAGAGGTGGGTTTGGAAGAAACTTTGGACTTAAAAGTAGCTATGAAGTAAATGGAAAAACTTATCAATATAAAGAAGGCGATATGTATTTTCATGATAGGATAAGTACAAACGAACTAGGAATTATAAACCGAATAAAAGATACAAAACGTAGTGATACTATGTATGAATATGATTCCGACGAAGTAAAAGCAGAAAAAATTCTACGTGGAGTTGAAGGTGGTGAGATATCACAAGAAATGGAAGATAGAGCTCTTAGTTCAAACTTTTATCAGCAACTACAAATAAAAAACAACGAGTCTAAGCTAAATAGAACATACACGAATGGTACATTCTAATGAACGAAGAAGAGCAAAAGATTGAACTTAAAAACCGTCTTCTTGGTATTGGTGCTGAAGTAGGGGGCGGTATAGGTTTTGACTTTGTTACTGCTGGTTTACTTAATCCTTTAACTTTAGCTAAAACTGGTGGTATAAGTGCTCTTATTTATGGTGGTCTTAACTTTGGTCAGGGTGCTTATACTAATTATTTAGTACAAAAGCACCTTTACGGTAACGACGAGATTAACTGGGGCGAAGTAGTTGGTTCCGGTGCTGCTGGTGCTATACCCTTTATGAACATAGGAGCTAGCAAAGGAGCTGCTAAAGTTGTAGGTCAAGCAGGTAGTATACAACGTGGATTAGTCGGCGGAGGTCTTATGGGTGTAGCTGGCGAACAAACACGTAAAGGAATTGATGAGAAAGAGTTTTTAAGCCCGATTGAAGCTGCTACCGCATTTGGTGTTGGTGGAGCTGTCGGTGGAACTACCCAAACAATACGTAGACAGATAGATATAGGCAAAGCTAAGAAAGCTGCACAAGAAGGAGACCAAGCGTTTCAAGCATATAAAGCTACGCAAGGCGCAGATGCTAATAAAATAGCACAGCAAGCAATAGAAGATGTTGCTGGTAAGAAAGCTTTAAAAGCTAAACTTACTGCTCAGTTACAAGGTATACCACAGCCACAATCTATACCAGAAAAGAGTCAAAACTTTGCGTATTCTGTATATAAGCGAAGCAACAGAGGTCTAATAAAACAGTTAAATGATCAAGGCTTACTACAAGACGCTGAAGATATAGTCATGAAACTCGATGACTTTAAACAGTCTCAAGGTGCAAGTCAAGGCTTTAAAGCAAAATGGAATCCTGACAGACCTACAACTGGATTTAAAGGTCCACGAACTGTAAAATATACAGATAAATCTGGTAATCCTAGCGAAGTTGCGTTTAGATGGAGTATTAGTAAGAACACTTATGTTCCATATGATCTACTAAAAAGAAACGAAACAATTTTGAGACGTTTACGTTGGAATGTAAATAGAAGTACTAAAGCTAAGTGGTATTCAGATAGAGTTTATAAAATTTCTAAAGCTGATAACGCTACACTTAGACAACTATTAAGAGAGTTGAGAGCAGAGGATCCTGTAAGATACTTTGAGATTATGGGAGATACTCGAAAATATGCTACAAATAAAGGTTTTATCTTTGTTGAACACATCCATGCCCAGAACTCACCTTTCTGGAAGTATATGAGTCCTAACTATAAGCCTAGAGATACCAAAAACTTAATGATAGTTAGAAATGAAGAATTTGGTAAACTTAAAACATCAATAGAAAGTGAGATATATAATAACAAA